TTTTAATTACAGCTAGATTAAAATATCTAAAGTATCCTGTAACATCTATGTTAGTTATATTTAAAACAATTGATCTACCAACTTGATAGTTGAAATCAAGAGTGGTAATTTGAGTGTTAGCAATTGGTGTGGGATTTGTAACAGAATAATAGGATGTATATCCATCTCCTATAGAGTCACAATATTGAATAGCAAACTGATATGTACCAGCTGTAAGATCTCCACCAGTGGTAATTTCAGTCACTTCCAATTCTGGAATACTAAAGTTTGGTTGTATTTTAAGTTTGTTGCAATCAACTATAGGAAGTATTTCACTATTACAAAGACCATTTCCTGATGCAGTTGTATAAGGTAGGTTTGTAAGATCTATAAATCTTCTAGAGTTTAATCCATCTGTCCAATATACTTCTGTAGTACAGTTGGTAATCTTATGTACAGATTTAAGAATGGGATAGTTTATATTAAAGTTTAAACAAGGAGCCTCTATATATATTCTATATATACAATCATTATTATCCATATATCCAATTTGACATTCTCCTGTTTCAGGATGTGTTAAAAAGAATATATGTTTACTTTGTTCATTAATAAAGTGTGTTCCTATAAGATGAAACCCTGTAGGAAAATCAAGACACCATTCATTACCAGGTTCATTCTGATAGTTAACAGAGTTAGAATCAAAGTTCTCAACAGATGCATTTAATGCATATGTAAGCATACCCTTAGCAACTTGGTTAACAGAGTTATCCATGTTCATACCAGTGGTAGCAGCATTAAACTCCAGCTTTATATTGCTCTGATTAGTTATTTCTTCGGCCATATCTGTTAGTTCTGTTTGGTAATTCGTACTTATTAAATCTATTCAAGTCATTCACTATTCTTCTCTGCTTAGTCCAAGCATCTTGTTTCTTGATCTCTATATCAGCCATGATGAATGCTTCTTCAGACATTTGTTTATAATATACAAGCTTCTGTTGTAACTGTTGGAAAGTTTCATCATTAGTTTGATTAGTTAATGTTTCAAATATCTTATATTTAATAAATGCTTCTATAAACTCCCTAATACGATAGTTATCTGGAATCATTTGATTACCACCATTATCATATTCAGTTGCATAGAACACCAAGTGAACTATACCATTTCTAAAGTTTGTAACAAACTTATTATCTCTAACATCAAATGAATCTACAGAAGAAGAGCCTGGTGTGAAAGAACCATTAGCTGTACCAGCACTTCCATACATATCCCAATTGTTAGTGTAATCTACACCACAGTTGTTTCTTGCAGAGATGTTTCCTGGCTTAAGTAGATAGTCTTGTCTGTAAGATCTAGCCACTGCATTATTAGTCTTATATACAGCTTGTATTAGTTCAGGCATACAAAGACCATCACATCCTGGATTTTGACATGCAGGATTGTTGCAAGGTGTACCTCCTATTGTTAATGGAGAAACTTGTATGGTTGTTTCTGAAGCAGCTTGAGAATAGAAAGAGTTAGCTGTCTGATATGGATATTGAGGAATCTCTGTACACATCCAGGCTTCTCTTACAGCAAAGAAGTTATCTGGAAGTCTTGCTTCAAAGTCTTGTATGTATAGAGCTTGTTCAGCAATAACATAAGAACTTCTACCAAGTTTTCTCAAACACTTATCTGTGTAAGTGGGGAACATAAGATCATCCACTGCTCCTGTATCAAAGTAAGATTTAAGCTCTTCCTTTACAGTGGAGTAGACAATCTCAGGTGTTGTGAAATTGTATTTGTAGTAATAACTCATTTTGTTTTATTTTTTCCACTCACGATAGATATGTTGATATTTCTCGTCAGTTTTAATGTAATGTGAAAGAAGTCGTGATGTTGTTCTAGATGGTTTAAAATACCAAAGGTCTACATTCTTAAGTCTTGCACTACCTTTAAACCACATCCATCCAAAGAAGAAGCCTTCTGTATGGTAGTTGAAATTATATATAACCTTTCCTTTTTCTTTAGTCTTTTGCCAATCTATAGGAAGATTAACAAACTCATCATTCACTCCCTTTTTCTTTCTTCTCTTCTTTTTATTAATAGAGAACTCTCCAAATCCAAAAGGGAGCTTTGCTTTTTCTCCTGTTTCTAATATATAGTTTTTGAAAGCATCATTAAACGAATAGACAATATTTCTCCATTCATCAAAGGTTAACTTTATTGAAGAGTGTTTCTTACAAAAGTTATTGTAGTTTTCCTTACTTGCTGTTCTCCAATCTATTTTTACTCTCATTATTTTCCTGCTGGTGCATTTGGAGCTTGACCATCTATACCATCTGATGTAAGATCTGTTTTAATTGCGAAGTATGTAGATAGTAGCTTTTGTGATGTAAGTTCTAAAACCTGCTTCTCAAGATATCCTGGAAGGCCATATTGTTTATCAAGAGGATTTATGCACCATTGTTCATCAGTTGCTTGTGGAGTTCCACAACCACATTCAGGATACATTATCTCATTTGAAATCTCTTGTTCAAAGAAAGCAGCTATTCTTATTCCTTGTAATAAAGGATTGCTTACATATAAGTAATCATTTAAAATCCAATAGTAGGATTCGTTCTTTATAATAGGAAGTTTAAGAAGATTTACATATCTATTGATTGTAATCTCTTTTAGTTTTGTACCAGTTCCACCCATAGCGTTTATAGAATAAACACCTTGAATAAGATATTGGTAGTTTCCTTCAGATATACGTGGAAGCTTATATCTACTTCTTGCAACAGTGCAAGGATCTACATACTCACAACATTCTGAAATAGGAACCTCCACCATCTCTAAACAAGGAATGGTGGTGAACAAAGTTGATGTAGCCCAAAGCTTTCTTAAATTTGTCTCTCTCTTTACCAACAGCATTGTGTTGTTCTTGATTTCAGATGCAATCACTCTATCAGTGATTAATTCATCTGTAGAAAGCATCTTGTGCATTCCTCTAATATCTGAGACTAGTTTTCTTAATGTTGACATAGGTTATTTATATTCTGCTCTCAAACTCTCCTATCTTCCCATGATTAGGATGATATATAAGTGCAAGACCAGCTCTTATTGAATGAACAAAGTTATGATCAGCATGCCATCTATCAGTACCTGAAAGAGAAGGCATTTGTTGTATTCTCACTCCTTTAACTTCTTTAGCCATATAGTGATGTTTATCACCTGTATGAACCTCTCTATATTTAGCAGCACCAAAATCAAAAGAATCTTTACCTGTAGCAAATACTAAAGGAAGATCATCTATCTTACAGTTACCATGATGATAACCTATAAAGGTATTTCCTAATACAACAGATTTAGTCACTGAATGTTCTCTCTGGAAGCCAATATCTTTATTACCTTTAAAGAATACCTCTAGAGCGTGTGCTAGGTAGAAAGACTTTGTACGGTCATGATTACCTTGTACAAGTATGACTTCTACATGATTAGACACTGCCTTCAGATAGTTAATAGATGTAACTAGTAAATCAAACCCTGCCTCATACTCATTATCATATCCCACTAGTACATCTTGTGGTGTGCCCTGTGTAGTTTGGTTTTGGTAGTTATCTGTATGGAAAAAGTCATTGCTTATAGGAAATACTATTGTATCTATAAGATATGAGTTTCTAACCTTTTCTACCAGATTGTGCAATGTTGTAAGATATTGCACTTTTTTATCTTCTAATGTCTCACCTTCCAAAGTCTTTTTAGCTAAATGGAAATCAGCTATAGAAACCTCAATATCCACTTCCTCTGTAGATAGACCTTCTGATTCAGCCTTAGTTACTATAATCTCTTTTGGAGTGTAACTTTCAAGGAACTTAGCAAAGTCTTCAGCTGTATAATCCTTTGATTTTCTGAGAGTTGCAAATACAGATGATGTAAATTTACCATTTGATTTCTGCTTAGTCCAGTAGTTTGATATCTTGTATTTATCTAAATTGATCTTATGTAGTCTAGCTAGCTCAAGATCATCTTTTGGTTCAAAGTTTGTTTCTATTATAGATTCTAATGTTCCTTTCTCATTGTTCACCTTTACAACCATCTCCTCTAGAACATCAATATAATGTGCAATTTCTGCATCCTCTCTCACTGTTTCTTTATTTCTTAACTCTTTTAATAACTCATCAATCACTTCTTCTGTAACTCCTAGCTTTTCTGCATACACCTTTTTACTTTTTTTCCAGTGTAACATCTGTTCTAATTGCTGTAATAAGTCTTGATCTACTGCCATATATAGTTTTTTATTGGTTAAATTAGGATAAAGATAAGAAACATATTCATATTTACCAAATCTTTTTAACTAATTTAATTATATAGTTTAACATATTTGATTATAAAATAAAACTCCCAGGGTGGAAACCCCAGGAGACTTCCTGTAAAACCAACAAAACAGGATTTTTAATAATGTATTTAGTAACTAATATTAAGGAGTGCAATCACCTTCATCAATAGCCCCTGCTGCAAAATATGGCATTCTAATACAAAAGCTATCTGAATCTCCACCAGGTATATTTACATCTATATAATCTGTTTCACCACATGGACGGAAATGAAATGTTCTTCCTAATGATCCACCATAAAGAGTAAATGTATGACAAGTTAGAGCTGATGTAGTAGTAGTTGTTGTTGTTGGTGTAACTGTAGTAGTAGTGGAGGTAGTGGTGATAGTAGAACATTCACCATCTATTACACAAGACCCACCTAATAGTATATCAACAGCTTCAATATCAACACTTGGATCAGATCCACAAACATTTATTATTCCAAACGCTGGTATAATATCAGTGACCTCTTTTCCTGTAGAACACTGTGTATATGTATAATTTCCTTGAAAAGAGTTATTACTTGTAAAAGTAATACAATTACAGAAGCCAGGCATAAGTGGTATATCTATATAATTAGTACACTTTGGATTAGTAGACACCACCCTAATTGTAACTGTACCATTAGGAACAACAGTTGATGTATATCCAGAGATTAAAGAAAGTCTAGTCACTCCTGTCTCAAATGCTGATGTAAATCCATCAATGTTTGAATATAAGTTGAATGGACCTACATCTAAACCAGCTATAGTTAATGTTATTAATACTGTCATTTATTTGGTTTTATTTATAGTTATGGTTTTATACGTATGTCTCTTAGTCCTATCAATCTATATAAAGTACCAACTGGTATAGCTGGATTTCCATCAACATATGCATCAGATGGATATTGAGGCAAATTAGGAAATACATTTAGTTCTCCATTAAATAAATTTGCATCATTAATACCAAGTTGTTGAATACCATATGATTGACCTGTAGCCTTTGTTAATAAATAATTTTTTTGATCACCTATCTCAAGACCCACTAATGTTGTAACTGTTCCAGCAAAAGGTTGTGCATTATCATCTTGTGCAGGTAAAAGTCTACAAGTGGTAAATTTATCAAGATCTCCACCAGGATCACCATTTGCTGTAATAAAATATCCTCTTGCACTCATTGCTGATAATGTACCACCTAGAACAGTTCTATAACTTGATCCAAAGTTCATTACACTAGATAGTGCTGTATAATCATGATCATATACACTATCTAAAGGAAAACTAGATGCTATATTTACAGCTTGTCCTACGAAGTAATTAACAGAGTTAAAACATGCAGTGAAGTTATCAATGTTAGCAAATGTTCCTGTAACATCATACATGTTAAAGCTATTTCTTGTTGTAGTGGTTCCAATTGTAGATGTTAATGGAAAAGTTGCCCAATTTCTTGAAACATTAAGACGTGTTCCATAAACCTGATCAGTGGATGGTTTAGCATTAACATCAATACCTACATTACTTTGAAACCATGTATTGTCTTCAACATAATTTTTTCCGTAAAACTTATTTGTATCAAATACATAATTATTCTCAGATACTCCAGGAACTAGAACTACACCTGTTCCATAAGCTGTACTTCTGAAAGATAATGTGTATTGTGCAAGATCTACAGTGGTAGTTTGAATTAATGTACCACCAAGTTGAACATTTGTTGATGTTGATTTAGTAAGACCGTTATTAGCTGTTAAGTTGTTTAACAAAGCAGAAAGTGATGTAGTGGTCATTACACCTGAACCATTAGTGGTTAATATTCCTGTAGGAGTTGTATTAGTAACTAATCCTCCAATAGTTAATGTATTAGTATTACTGGTTGTAATAGTTGTAGGTTGTATTAAAGTTCCACCAAGTTGAATTGTACCAGCATTATTAGTGACACCATTATTTGCAGCTATTGCACTTTCTGCAACTATAGATGCTACAGACCTCTTTGTTAAAAGTCCTGTAGTAGGATCAACAGATACAAGATATGTCTCTGTATTATCAGTTACAAGTCCTGGAACTGATAATGTGTTTATACTAGTTAATGTGACTGTTGTAGGTTTGATTAATGGACCACTAAGTTGTATAAGGTTACCAGTTTTTGTAAGACCATTGTTTGCTGTTATAGCAGATAGTATAGATGAAACTGATGTTTGTCTAAGTACGCCTAATGATGTAAGTGAAACCAAACTATATGGAGAAAGATCATTAACTAATCCAGTGATAGATAATGTATCAATGTTACTAGTTCCTATAACAGTTTGTTCTGTAAGAGGTCCACCCATTCTGATATCATTTGTTATAGCATCTTTATAAAGACCATTACTAGCTGTCACTGTAAAACCTGGGGTGTTACATATTGCATTATCTAATTTCTGTAAAGCAACACATATTGTGTCACAAGACTCAATACCTGTGCAAGGAAGAGCTGATCCAATATAGACCATTCCATCACAGCTTATTCTATTATTAGGACTACATGGGTCATTTCCACATCCAGAATATACAAGTTGATTATTGTAGCAAGGGCTTCCTGAAGTACAAGACATATTATTATTTATTTAAAAGTTATAAAATTAAGGGATATACATTATATAGTAACAAGCTAATACAGGTTGAATATTTGCATGAGCAGTACTTCCACCTGCAGGATCAGTTGTTGTACTCACTGTAATTCCTACAGAAACTTTACTAGTAAGACCATTAACAGCAGAAGCATTAGCGTTGTCTGCTGACATAGCATAATCTAAATTACCAGCAAGTGATAACTCTGCAGCTGCAACATTTGTTGGACTTATTACAGCAGCACCACTAGATACATGTGCAGTGCTAAAACAGAAATGCGTGTGTCCACCATTTGCTTCAGTTACTACAGAATGTGCTACATGTGAATGACTTGGTATTTGAGGTGTAGTTAATGTAACACCATTAGAACCAGCAGTAGTATATAGTAAATAATTTGGATTTAATCCACCAGGAGTGACAACAGCATCCATTCCTGTACCAAAAGTTACTCCAACACCCACTCTTCCTCTTTTATCAGGAGTACCATTTTGACCATTACATAAATAGATTTTTTCCCAATCACCTTGTCCAGCACCAGAAAAATCAAAGTTGGAAGGATTACCATAATATTCAACCACTGTATAAGGAACCATTTTATGGTATAACTTATTAGCATCTCCAGGAGCATTGTTTTCAATACATGCTATAACTAAAGAACAAAGGTCAGCTAGCTTTACATAGTTTGTATCAAGATTGATTGCAAGGGCATTTAGGTCAGCTTCTACGGTACATAGTTTTGTTATGATGGCTTGTACCACTTGATGTGTTACAGAGTCTCCAGAAGCAACTGTAAGACATCCTGTTGTGTAAGGAGCTTCTATTGCAGCAACATCTACTGCTAATGCATCTAATTGAACTTTAAGACTACATACAGACTTTATTAAAGCTGTAGTAAAATCTACTAAAGAAAGCTCTCCACAAGTTGGAAGGAAGTCTTTAACTATATCACAAATAATTGTAGGGTCTATAGGCATGTGTATACCTGTACCATCTAGAGCAGATGTTAAAAACTGTATTAAAGATTGCTCTACAAACGATAGAGAATCTCCACTTTTTATACCTAACATAGGAACATCTATTCCTGTGTATCTTACACATTGATCAGAGGTTATTTCTGAACAGCCATTAAAACAATTTGAACAAGCCATTTTTATATATATTTTAATTTTGATTTAATCTTTTATTAAATAAGTACTATCCTAACTGAAAAACCACCATTTGAAACAGAAGATGGTGAATTTATACCATTAAAATTAACTCCCATACTATTACCTGAAACTGTATCACTATTCCACCAATAACCATTCCCACCTACACTTGTAAATAAACCAATACCTGATCTTAGTCCACCAGGTAATGCAGTAAATCCTGTAGTATTTGTACCTGTAGGAGCAGTTCCTGCTGCCCATCCTGTTACACTCTTTAATTTAGCTGCTGAATTATCTACACAATCTTTTAGTGTTGTCCAATCAGTTGATGTTGACACTCTATAACCTGATGGAGCTAATCCTCTAACATCATTCACAGCGTACCAATTATATAGTCTACCATAAATAGGTTCATTAGCAGGATCATTGTTATAATAACACCAGGCTCCTGTGGTTAAATTTGCCCATGCTACAGTATTTGTAACTTCAGGAATAGGATCTCCATTAGCATAAGTTGTTACACTTAAATTAGATTTACTCCAATCAACAACACACAGTTGATCTGGTGATAATGTTGTAGTGGTTGTAGTAGTACTTGTAGAAGTGGTACTTGTAGAAGTGGTACTACTTGATGTAGTGGTTGTAGTAGGAACAATTGGAATGTAATGTGAAGGTTTAGCCTTCTTTCTTACACAACAATTTGTCAGTCCACCTGTTAACACTTTCACTCTACTAGCTATTGCACTTAATGAAAATGCACAAGCATAATCATAGTTACAAAGCTTATTTGTTAATATTCTTTTATAATTTAATAAATCACCAAATGTCTCACTTTGAATTGGAAGGTTTAAAGAGAATATAATATTATTATATTCATTCTTTGCCAACTCTGTAAGTTTGCAATCAATGATATCTAAAAGTTGTGATATACTCGAACACTCTGTACATTCTGAAAGTCTGGGTGATAACATCTTAAATTATTTTTTGGTACCGTTACAATATGCACATAAGCCATTAACTAGCTGACATCCACATCCAACATTTGTTCCACATTGTTTACAACTTGCCATATTAATTAAAATTATTTATGTAATTATTTCCAGAACAGTTACAACCGTTCCTTATAAAACTATCTAACATTTTATTTGCTTGATTGTAAAGTTTATTAGATTCTGCTGTAGCACAATTATTAGCAGCAGCAATTGCCCCTTGTATAAAGAAGTTTATACTTGTGAGGTTTACTTTCTGTTGTGTTCTGATAGCCCTATCACATTCCATCATATCTAGATTCATAAATGCAGAATCAAACTTCTCTTGAAGTTGTTCAACC